CTCGTTTCAAGCGGAGCGTCAGGAGCAACGGCGGGATACTTACCGCGAGAAAGCGCACGGGCTTTGCCAAGGAAGTTCACCATGATTTCGCTGCAGGTTACTCCGTACTTTTGGCCTGCCTTATAAAATTCGGCAGCGGAGAATCCTTCAGCGGCGTTTGGCTGGGAGTTCATATCTTCCAGCATTTCAGTCATTCGGTTTAGCGACATAATATAGTGTATTTCGAGTTTCGTTACGGAATTATTTTAACAGGTTTTCGGCAGAATGTAAACAACTTTTTAAGAATTTTTCTTGGCAATTTCAGCCGTCAGTTTCTTCATGAAGTCCGGGAGAAGTTTCACAAGATGAGCGGTGCAAGAATCAATGTCGATCCAGACGTCAGAATTGCGGTATTTTCCGTCAATCTTGCCGTCGACCACATATCCTGGAGAGCATCCACACGAGCAACCAGCGGTTTTCGACCAGCGGATTTCGGAGTCTTCGCCGAAGATCGTCTTCAGATCGGCAATGTCAGACTCGACAGCCTTCCGCTTCAATGCATTCCACGTGCTGCACTTGAACTTAAGAGCATAAATTTTGTTGTCATTGAAGAAATTGTCAACGACCTTCCCGACCGATGAATTGACATACGCGCGAGCGCCGTTGATTCGTTTTTCCCGGAAACTTCTGGTCTTATGTGTGGTAACTTTGATCATATTTTGTGGTGGTTGCCTTACAGAATTATTATAAACGGAAACCGCTCAAATGTAAACAAGAAAATGCACAAAAGTGAAAAAAGTTTCATAGATTTTCACAATTTGTGCATTTTGAGAGATCTTGACTGATATTCAGAAGCAGCTTAGTCCCCACATGATGCGATCTTGTTGTTTCACTTCATCGATGATGTAGCCTTCTTCCTCGGTCCAATGGAACACAATCTTGCCATCAACTTCGACACGTGCTTCAGTTGGAAACTGCTGACGATTGCATCCAAATCCCTCGCGAATCAGAGCCTGACAAACTGCCTTTGCAGCACTTTCGCTATGATGAGTGTCGGTTGATTTGTTTTCACAACAGTCGGCCCAGCCGAGGTTGATTTCACGAGGCCAAACTAGGATACTTTCAATTTTCATAAATCGGTTGGATTGTGGTGGTTTGCCTTACAGAATTATTATAAACGGAAAACAATCAGATGTAAACAAGAAAATTCCCAGAAATGCATATTTTTCACGCCATTGAAACTCAATGGGTTATGCATTTCTGGGAATTGTAGTACGGTTTTTCTTAATTATTCGTAGACTTCAGGACTTCCACCTTCACATGAGCTAATCCCTGATCAGCAAATCCAAGTCTTTTTGCGGTGCCGACTGTGACGTCAATAATGCGACCATGAATGTATGGTCCACGATCGGTAATTGTCACAATTTCAGATTTACCGTTATTCTTATTAGTTACCCGAACCTTAGTTCCAAACGGTAACGTTTTATGTGCAGCCGTGGAAGCATAGTCTGAGAGAGTCTTTCCGCTTGCGGTTTGTGTTCCTCCATTTGTGCGTATGCTATACCATGATGCACGACCGTGCTGTTCGGTTGGAGCTACTTTTTCAGTTGGTGTTGCATTCACTTCTTTTGTCATTACACATGACGTGAATATCAAGCATGACATTATTGCGATGTATTTACGTATTTTCATTCTACTTTAGTGTATCCTATTTCGTTTGCTTTACGTTCGGAGAGTGTCTTATACCAAGACATCCCTTTACCCCTCTTACAGAGACTACCAGCTTCGCCGGTCATCTCACAGGTGTTACCAGACAAAGTCTCGGCAAAGCTTACCATTCCGTGAACGACAGAGTCTCCTCCATCATAGTAGAATCTCAGGGTACCGAACTTTTCTTTAATTTGACCAATCTTAACTTCAGGGATTGGTCCCAGTTTGTATTTATTCCGCGGTACGAGAAAAGTCTCGACGCGTCTGAAGATGTTTCTTACGATGTATGTTCGCCATGGATGGTCTGCATCAATCTTGTTAGATTCGGCGCCTGTTATAAATCTCTTATTCTTGAAGACCTTTGTCTTAGGATCAACGCAAACACGAATCGGATAAACAATGCGATTCCAAATCCAATGGCGAACTGGCAACGCAAAGAACTTGCGAGGAGTATAGGTATGGTTATTCTTGATGCGAAACACAATGCTTTCACATAGACGTTCAACCAAACTTTGCCATCCTGGAGGACACCAAATGCCACTGTCAGGAGGCAGCAATTTACCATCTGCATCCTTGTAAAAGAGAGATGGATACTTGTTCATCAGATGTGTCTCGAAGCATTTCTCTGCTTCAAGTTCTGTGTCGAGTTTTTCTTTAAGTTCTTTCACTGATGTAAATTTCATTTTTGTTAAACTAGGTCGTGGACAATTCCAGTCCATCCGCAACCGCAGCAAGTGCAACCGTTGCGGTCTACATATTCTTCTTTCTTAGAGAGATTTAATATGAATGCAAGCAGAGTCTGCACATTGCTAGTACTACCGCACTCTGGACAATGACTGTGCAAGCGGTTGTATTCATTCATGAAGAGTGTATATTCGTCGTTCATAGTGCGTGGTTCAGTTAAAAGTATCGGTATGTATGGAGCGTAAATCATGTTTAGGTCCATAAGCATCCTACATGTGTTACAATTGCATGCATTGCCCACTGATCTTTTTCTTCAATTAGTTTCTCAAGACGGTTAGTCTCTGCATAGACTTCATGGTAACTTTTACCTTCAAGCTCAGGTGGTAGTGGATAGTCTGGATATGATTCATCGTGCTGCTTTTGTAGCAGAGCACGTTCAGTCTTAACGTAGACATACACATCACGTAGTTCGCTGTATGTCTTAATCACATTGTCAACATACGCCTGAGAAAAATGTCCATCTTCAAGTCCTTCCTTCCAATCAATGTCAAGCTGATCCAGACCTTTTTCCTTTTCGACAAAGTCAATAAGACATGCAAATAGGATTTGAGGAACCAGTTCAACCTTGTCACACCAAGTGTTTGGAATGACGCGTGTCAGCCACTTTTGCTTTGGATTAAACCATGAAGTGATTGGATAGATAACATCAGATCTCCAAAAACGATTAAAGAGCATTGACGGCTCACGGAATACGCGGAACAGATTTTTCAAATATGCTTTCATAGTAGTTTACGAACTTTACTCAACGCTTTTCCAAGAAGGTTTTCGCCATTCCATTGCTTAGGGTCCAATGCACGAGGATCTTCAGGTCCAAGACCAATACCCCAGACACGATCCCAAGGAGCAGCTTCCGCAAAGATTGTGTTGCGTGGAAATTGAGTGATGAATTCTTTTAGGTGTGGATTTTGCTTAAACTTCCATGTGTTACCCGAAACAACAACAGTGTATTTGTGCTTGCTCCAAAGAGTCTCATCATAGTTCTTGATAAGACGGCCTAGGTCCTTTTGATCCTTCGGATTGGTTGCATCTCGAATCAAATTGTAGGTATCTTCATCGTTGAAGATTGCTGCCTTTGCCAGCATCATCCATTGCTCTGCACAATTACAGAGCAGATCGGTAGACATACGATTTTTGTCGAGCATAGGATGGAAGCCTCCGCTTTGTCCAGAGAAGCCACCATACCATTGTGACAGCGGTCCTTTTTGAAAGAGCACAATGTTTCCATGCTGGACGTATCCGTATTCTTCAGGTGTCTTTAGTTTTTCCATATTACTTAGATTCAAATTTTGTTATTTTACCTTCAGCCGCTGTTTCAACATGTAGCATAGGGATACCTGCATACAACAATTCTTCATTGACCGTAACACCGCATCCATATGAATGATGTAGCGATGCACAATCCCGATAGTCGCGACCAATCGTCAAATAGCGTTCCCATGATAGTTATATTATAAACAGTTTTGCACGTATGTAAACAAGAAACTTATGAATTGGTGTATTCTCTAATTTTGTTTCTTAGAGCAACTAGGCTAGCATCAAAATCTGTAAAGAGCGGTATGTTAAACTTCTGACAGACAACATCGACGTTTCCTTTACGATAGAATCCATTGGGACAGCATACAATCATCTTGCCGCTGCTTGCAAACATTCCAAGCTCAAGAAGAGAAATAGGACTTTGTGTAGATGGATCAAAGTACATATAGATGAAGTCTGACGCAATGAGCATGTCAAGTTCCCAAGATACCTGCTCATAGAAGTTTGGGCTGTTTAGCGACTGCTCCCAACTAGAATCCCAATCGGCACGACGTGGATTGTAAAAAGTAAGAGCATCAAAAGGAGCCTTAGCCCGACAATAATCGATGACTCGCTTTTGCCAATCTTCAGCGTTACCCATCTCGATGCTTCCTGCTAGGAATATAGTTGGGTAGGACTTGTTCTTTGGAATGTAATAAGTCGGAGGTGTGTATACTTCAATCATATCTTATAGTGGGAAGTGTCCGTATCCATAGCTAAGCTTAGCTTCAGGAAACAATGTCTCAATCACTTCTGCCGCAGCATCACTAATTTCAGTGATATCAAACTGTGTCAAAAACTCTTCGACAGTTTCATACTCGATGTATTCGTTTGTGCCAAAGCATACCTCGAAGTATCCGTTGTCCTCACCGTCAACAATCTCCTTTTCCTCTTTGAACTCAGCAATAGCAGCGTTCCAAGCGTCAAGATTGTCAAAAAGCTTAAACCCGCTGACATCCATTTCATCAGCCCAATTGTCGTCAAATCTTACCAGTAGCATTTTGTTGTTCAGTTTGTGTTATTTCTTTTTGGAGAGTCTTTATAGTCTGATTGATATTATAACATTCCCATGAATAGTTATAGCGAGCTTTTTGTCGCAATGATCTTTTCAGATTTCGTAATTGGTTCTTCTTTTCTTTGAGAGTTTCCACATTTCAGCCTCCGATCAGGTCGCTCACGGAAAGATGCGCCACTTCTTTCTCCCTTGGCTGAACTAACGCTTATCAGATGCCCTCATTGCAGAGGCTGAAATGTGGTCTCCCGTATAGGTCCGGGAGCACGACCTGAATAGCTTATGGGATTGTGATTACAGTATCGTCATTGTAACAATCAAACACAGGCTTCAAATGTCCTTCATAAACAAAGCGAACTACGCTTGGAGGAGCTGCTACAGTTTTAGCAGATTCTAATGTTTTTGCAAGAACAAATGTTTTTTGAGTTTGAATGCACGTATTTACTGCGGGATGCACATATTCCCATATGACTGTGAATTTTTGCATATTAAAAGCTCTTGGCAACCTCGGCCCGAACCTCGTCGAGAGTCCAACGCTTAACAACGTTACCATCCTTGTAGACCTGAACGAAAGCGCAGTTCTTAACTTCGTCCCACGTTGCCTGATCTTTAAGAGCGAATCCGTTCTCAGTGCGATAGACAGCAGTGAGTCCCTTGGCGCTCTTCTTCATGCCGCCGTCAGTCTTAGGATCTTTGAAGATCTCAACACCAACGCGATTACCTTCGGCATCGAAGACTTCGCCGTAAGTGCTCTTGACAGCAAACATGTGAGTATCACGAGTAACGATAGCGTCTTCGGTAACAGCACCCTGATAGGTGAACGATCCGATACCGTACACAAGGTTGGTCGAAGCAAAGCCCTTAGCCTTGAGACGTGCGCAGATTTGCTCAGCGCGTTCAAGGGTAATACTGTCGCCATAGATTGCACCAATGTGGCTGTCGAGCTGCTTGTAACCCGTGCTGGTTTCGGTACCCCCGAAGATTTCCCAAAGGCACACAATCATACCCTTGACTTCAAGTTCGGTGAGTTCCTTACCATTAGTGTGTCCGTTATTCTCATAGATCTTACCGTCAAGACGAACAATCTCATCTTCGGTATAACCTGTCACAATCTTAACTGGATCACCACTGTCAGGACGAATCACAACCTTACCATCACGTGCCATAATCTTATCCTTCAGTTGAGCAGCAATGCCGCCATCAGGATTGACAACGTTCCAGAAGTCCCACGTGTCCGAAACGATCGAGAGGATACCGGTTGGGTAAACATCTTCGATCAGGCGACGGAATGTACCAACTTCGTCTTCCATTCCACCCATGCACATGACCGAGTGCTCAGTTGCAGCAACCGAACCACCGATGAGCTGAGTCTTACGGCTGCAAGCATAGTGCTTCTCAAGCAGGCTAACAGCGGGCAGCGTATCAGTTCCAGTGAAGACAAGCAAGTGACCAGCACCGCTAGTGCAAGCCGATTCACGCGAGGAGTGACCGCGGAACGAGAAGTCGTGACCTTGCCACTGAACGAAGTCGCCCATCTCAGGATTCGTTTCATCAGCATAGCGCTGAAGAATACGGCGATACATCAGAGCAGTTGTAGCACTGGTACATGGAAGCCAAATGGTCGTCGAGAGAATAGTCTCGATGGCGTTGGTCAGCCAGAAGAAGCGAGCATCGGTATTCCAAACGACAAACATTGGAACGCGAAGGTCGACATTCGAGCCCTCAGGCAGAGCCCAGATCTCAAGCGGCAGATGACCAAGAGCGTGGAGATCGCGGATGTGCTGATCACCGATGTTATTCACACCAAGGTAGCCAACGAGATCGTGTCCATATTGTTCAGTGACTTCATCAAGCGGAAGGTTGAAGAAGTTGTCATTCCAATCCTTGGTCAGGTACTCATCCATGAAGTACTGCAGACCGAAGAAGATGACCTTGTCAAGACCTTTCACGCGAGTACCACGTGCAGTAAAGTTACTAAAGACAAGAGCAGAATTGGTTGGGTATTGAGGGCGGTGATCAACCTTGTATCCGTCAACGTTGAGCGGAGCAAGAGTGCGGACGTTATTTGGTGGAATGTTTGCGGTAGTCATAATGTAGTGTTGAGTTGGATTAGTTAGATTCGTTGAAGATCACAGTGCCTTCCATGACGCCAAAGTTAGACTTTTCGGAGAAGGTAAGCGTTTCGGGAGTTTCATTTTCACGCATTGGGCGTGTCAGAATCCACATGTTAGAGTCAGCCTTCCAAGTCACATTGACAAGCTTTGTCTTTGTTGGAAGATTGATAGTTTGAGTTCCGCCAAACGATTTTGCGCGTTCGTTTTCAGTACAAGAGCTGAGGAGAACGATTGCAGCCGCGGCTAGGGAAGTAAGTAGTGGTTTCATATTTTGTTTGTGTCAGTTAGATTATAAACGGAAAACGAATGGATGTAAATGGAAAAGTTTATTGAAGTTCGAACCAACCAGGCACCGAATCATAAGAAAGCTTTCGCAGGGCAAGATCACTGCATGATTGGTACCAGACCTCACACACTTCAAATTGATTAATAATCATCCGTGGTAGCAATTCGCTGACGTGATAGCGACCAGACGGTAAAACATTCAGCAAAGAGCTAAGAATAACATTTGCTTGGTTTTGATTTTCCTCGGAGATAAGCGGTTTTGATTGCATGTGGTGGTTTCCTTACGGGATTATTATAAACGGAAAATGATCAGATGTAAACAAGAAAATTCACAAATTTTCACTTTTTTTCGTAAAATTTTGCGAATTTTCCCAGAATCATGGTCATGGAAGGATTTCCATGTTTTCGTCGACCGTCTTTTTCGTATTTACATACAATTCGCATTTTGGACCAATTGCAATGTAGTCAGGATACTGGACATCGGTCACGTCTCCTTCAAGTGTTCCGACCGTAACATCATATCCTTGTGGAACTTCGACAAGTGAATTCACCGTCTTCTTCGTGTAGCGATAGCTAGCAATTGTTCCTTCAGCTTCATATGCAGGTCCAGCGAGTTCATACGTTTCCGTAAAGATGTCCTTCTTACAAGGATATTCCCTACCGTCAAGTTCACTACGAACAATCAGATCAAGATTAGGATCAGCATACAGCAGACTTTCACTCCATGAAACCTTGAAGCTTTCACCTTCTGGCTTCACTGCACGGATAGTCACGCCTGTCTTTTTCTTGGCATAAACACGCTTCCACTGAAATGGAATGTCAGACGGTTGTCGTAGGTATAGCTTAATCATTGGAGTGTTTGACTTAATCATTGGAGTGTTTGAGTCTTGTTTTGTGGAGATTTTCTGTATATCACAACTTTCTTCATGCAGTCTGAACTTTGAATGGAATGATCTTAACGATAGGGTCATTGTCCAAGCTGTAGCCTGCATAGTCACGCTTCGAGTCAGTCGCAGCGACAACGTCGAACTTTTGCTTCAGATTCTCAATGCCAGCTTCACAGTCAGCATGCGAGACAAAGATGCCAAGCTCGCCACAGTTGCGTTCACGCAGCTTGTCAGCAAGTCCAAGGAACGTTCCGCCATAAGCGACAATGTCATCGATGATAAGCGTAGGATGTCCACCAAGATCATCGGCTTGGACAAAGAATTCCTTGAGCGAACCGTCACGTACATCGCGAACCTTTTCACAACGGATAAGATTGACGGTGTTTTGTGGGAAGCGCTTTGCAAGGTAAGATGCAACCTTCCCAACACGCTTGCCAGCGCCTGCATCAGGACAGACGATATTGATTGTAGTGGACATCGATGCAGTGATCCATTCTTTCAGCATAGTTTCAACAAGCTCGCATTCATCGTGAACTACGACGTTATTAAGCAATGCTGGAGTGACTTCGCTGTGTGGGCTGAGAATATGAACTGCGTCAAAGCCACAGCTGTTAATCATATCCGCAAAGATCTTAACGGTAAGTGGCTCGCCGACATTGCAGACACGATCTTGACGAGCAGCAGGGAAGTATGGAAGAATGAGCGTAGTCTTAGAGAATCCAAGACGGCGGGCAGCGTCAGCCGCAAGAACAATCTTAATCAGATCAGCGGCTGTATTGTAACGAGCCGCAAGAACAAGATGAGCGTCATCGGTAATGGAGTCTTCGGCAATGTCTAGGCGCAGATGCTGTTCGCCGCCTGGAAAGGTATTTTCCTTTACGGCGATCGGCTTAAGAGAATCGACGTTAGAGACTGGACAATACTCGCCGTCCAAAGAAGCGAAATAGGTCTGATGAGTAGAGGTCTTCCAGGTGATGTGTAGGCGTTTAGTATTCATAGTGTAGAATTTTCGGTTTTGAGATCAGCGGTGAATCCGACAGCGAAGCTTGCAAAGAGTGCAAGAAACAGCAAGGTAGCATTTGCATCGTCACTAAGAAGACTGTAGTAACGAGCGACTTGGTGAATGCCGATATGAACGGCACATGCAATTAGAACGAGGATTAGATTTTTCATACTTAGTAATTACGTGATGCAGAATCATAACCGTATGGAACTGCGAAATCGTTGTAGGTGGTCATATTTAGATTTTATTAGAGTTCCGATTACTTAGAGAGTTTAATAGACTTGCTGCGTACACCATCGAAGATCATGGCAATAGGATCGCCGTTTCTGTCACCATATACAGAGATTTTAGGAAACTTCTTCATTAGCGCGTCAAAAGCCTTTTGGAATTTTTCGAGCTGCTTTTGTGGATCTTCTGTGGTCATACTTTGTGGTGGTTGCCTTACAGAATCATTATATACGGAAAACCGACCGATGTAAACAAGAAAATGCGTAAATTGTGAAAAAAGTTCAAAATTTCACAATTTACGCTGATTTTCAATAAGTTACGTGTCAGAAGTGTCGATTGACGGTATTTTCCAGGATTGAAACGAGTTGATCCGAGAGTCCGAACCTTTCACGGTTTACCTGTATGGACTTATGGACATTTCCGTTTTTGTTCCGCTTTACGGCGGCGGCCCAATCCGCAAGCATTTCCATGACGTCAAGGAGATCCATACCATTTACTCCATTTGGCCAATGTTCAGGATGGTGAGTGTTCTTGCTGTAGTGATGAGTGATTGCAGGCTGCACTTCATTAAGGAGTTCCTGGTATGCAGGAGTTCCATATTCGGTCTTTGCTAGCTTTGTAGTGTTTGCCGCAAAGATGCTGCGTTCGGGTTCCTCAAATTTGGATGCATCATGAACCGCGGCGCGGCGATCAAGTTCTTTGATTAGAGTCCAAATGTTTGCGCGAACTTCATTGACATGTTTCAATGTTTCGCTGTCGTGATGTAGTAGTTCTTCATTCATATGATTTTTAATAATTCACTGTGTTCAAATGTGTTACCGACTACTTCATAGTAGTCAAACCATGGCCCAGTGTTACCGCCGTGTTCTTTGTCGATTTTCCATTGCCCGTCGGCTGAGCACCAATAAACGACATAGTAGAGTGGACCTAGGCCAATATCATGCCGTAATATATGACCATCGTAAATCTCTACACCATTTCTATCTTTGAAGCCAGTGTATTGGAGAGGAACAAATTCTTTAAAACCAAATCTCATAATCATTTCCCAAGAATAAGATTTGTCACTCATCCTTGATGTTTCCGGATGCCATGTTTTAAACTTGATTTCTCTACTCATATGTTTTGTATTACGTGTTTCAAGATGTCTTCGGTATCATAGAAAGAAAACTCAGTGTATGGCAAACCGTTACGCTCTAGAGTATCTTTTACAATACCGTCAATATTCTTCGCAGCTTCAGCATCTTGCCAGCGTCCTTCGGTGCGGTATTCTTTACCATCACGATTCAGAAAGATGTTAAGACTTGGATGGCGACTTTCATATTCAGCAATGATTGCTTCCATGTGGTCTGCAATCTTGAGGTCATTAAAGTATGATCGAGTGTAGCATGCAGATAACAACACTGGACTGTCGGTCACAATATGCTGTATGCCATGTGCAAGAAAGCGGTATTCATAATTTAATTGTTTCCCCATAAGATACACTTGGTCAAAACCAATGACATCGCGTTTGGCAATTGCCCAGCTTTTAACATATTCGCTGACGAGTTCAACGCTGTGTCCGCGTTTCTTTAGCTCAGCAAACAGCCATGATGATGTTGTACTTTTACCGGCACCAGGTCCGGCATAGAGGCAGATTCTCATTTTCTTTGATGTTTTAGTAGTCGTTCTTTTGTGGTTGTGATCATGTCAGTTACGATGTATGCATTGGCTGCAAGCATGATAGCTGTAGCAATTGCTTTAAGACGAAGGTTCTTCATATACCTTAATTATCTCGCTCTTACGCTTTACATTCTTTAACTCTTTGATGTAATCGTTCAGCGCGGTTTCAGCTGATTCAACAGTAAAAAATATTTCGTAATAACTATCCGGCGACAATTTGTTTGAATAACGATTACTAGGAAACCCCCAGCCATACCATCGTTTTTGTTGAACGATGTAATATGGATCATCCAAGGTACAATATCTTGCAACGATTCTAAATTTCATCATAGTATTTAATACAGGTTGGACAAAGTTCTTCAAAGACTAGACGATCATAGTCCGAACGTTCTCCACGGTTTAGCAAAAATGCAGCAGCGATCCATTCTTGTCGAGAACGCGCAAAACGATTTCGTTCTTTAGCTAAGATGCGAATTATTTCGTCTTTGCTTTTTCCTTTTAGATTGGGCGAGTCGTCAAAGCAGTTCATAATTACCCCATCACTGGTAAGAATACAATATCTACCGATGTTACATGTTCGAAATAACCATTCCAAGGCGAACGTCCTGTGCTTTTTGGATGATCCCTAAAAGATTCGTTCCACTTAGGTTTCTTTCCAGTCTTTTCTCTGAAGGAATACTTGCTTTCATATTCATACTGTTCTTGCTCAAGAATTGAATCTTTTGCTTCAATTGCTTCATCAGCCTTTTCGGTGACAAAAGCAAGTGCCAGATTGCCTACAGAAGTTCCAAATGTATCTCCGCTACTATAAGTAACAACGACGGCATAGAGGTTCTGTGCATCGTAAACTTCATCATTGACCCGATGAGCTTCGAAATTCCACTTGCTAAGTAAATCTTTATTACGTGAGATCTTCTTTAGAGAAGAATTATAGGTTCTTTCCCAGGAACCATATTCTTTGCCATCATGCCAGTCACGAACACAATCATTCTCGATCTCGAAATAGAGTTCTTTTCGAGCGTCTTTTGGTGGAGGCGTTAATTCACGTGGTTTTTTCATAGCGTTGAATATCTTCCATTGCTGAATTATTTTAACACAAAAGAACGCCGATGTAAATAAAAATCTTCATAAAGATGGAAGTTCTTTAAAGATCGCATGCAGTTTTGGACTGATGTGTTCGCATCGCCTGATCTTAGGAGTACCTTCACCAAGACCAGTGTAACGTGCTTCAATTTCAACTCCCCAGTAATAGCAGCGCTTATCAGCCCAAATATGAAAATTGCATTCTCCTTCAGGATCATAGTAACTGTGGCGCGGATGAACGATGTCCTTGCTATTTAGTATGTATCCAGTCGGAAGCGTATCAATGATGCGTGGAGTAATGAAGTCCTTAGGTTCGTATTCTTTTAGATGTTTGGCAACAATTTTGTTAACCACATCAGCATCTTCTTCATTCATACTTAAAAAATTTCAGTGTCTTCTTCAACTGGTGCTTTAAGAAATTCAATCAATTCCGAAAGAACTTCAACAACATCATCGGTTGTCCAATACTCTCGATGTGCAACCGTAAAGCTGATGTCAAACTTGTGAGGTAGAGTAACATTGATCCTTTCGGTCTTTTTGCCCATCATAGCATCATCGATAGCTTTGATAATTTCTTTGCTTTGTTCTTCCTCGTTCATAGTAATGGTAGTTGGTCAGTGATTCCTTCAAACTTGGAGTCCCAGTGTGGTCCAATTGCACAGCATGTCATCGTAGGAACTCCATTGAATTCGGTTGCTCCGTTGTCAGTAACTAAATGTGAGATTAGCCCAGCGTCAAGTGCTGCCTGATGAACCTCTTCAAGTTCTTCTTGGCTATTCACATAGACAGTGATCTTGCGAAAAGAATTGTTGAGCCAATGTGCAAGTTCATAAACCCAATTCTTGTTGAAATTTGAGGTTCGGTAATATGCCCAATGATGATCATCAAAGACATTTGATCCACTCTTTGTTAAGAACGACATACACGCGTGACTGCCCTGTGCAATCATTTTTCCTTTGCGCATGTTCAAATCCTTACGCATTACAATGACTTGTTTTGTATTCATGTTTACCAGTGTCTTAGCGTGTTAGCGATAATGAAGAAGCAGGTAATGAGGTTAACCACCCAGAACACAGTCCGTATGATTGCCGCAATGTCTGCTTCTCCATCATGATCAGTTGCCTTTTGGCCCATCGCTTTTGCCCAAATTCTCCACAAACGTTTGAGGCTTACGGCATTTCTTTTGTCTTTTCTTTCGGTTGAAATCACTTTGACTATGTGCAACTATTTCGTTCTTACATGCGCCACATATAAACATGCAGGCAGACTGATCATACTCATAGTTGCATTTCTTTTTCATTATTTGTTCTTTGATTTGTTACGACGTGTAATGTTTCCAGTTTCGTCACCCCATAGGATAAGAGGACATTCTGCTTTATAAGTTAGTGCAACGGTGTCGATGATAAATTCCCTGACATTACGAATCTTATTGGTGAGACCATCACATATTCCACCATCATCAAAGATACGTCCCAATACACGAGAGATCTTATCTTTGACAGGTTCAGTGAATACGAACGTAGACAAGAAGTCACCTAAGATTCGACATGCAAGGAACCCAGCAACGATAAACCCAATGATAGAGAATACTAACACAACGTCTGCAAGCTCAACAACGCTGCATAGCTTGATGATACCATAATAGGCCAACGCTCCTAATGCAATGATCACTGTTGGAATAAGCAGCTTAAACAATCCACGTCCACATAGGCCTGCGACGTTTGACAATTTGCGATTACGCGCTTCTCGTTTTTTACGACGTTCACGTTCTTCACCTTCTACACGTTGTCTTTCGGCGCGCGCTTTCTCGAGATGTGTGTCTCTCCAATTTGGATTTTGTAGGAACCATAGACGGAATCTTTCATCACGAACATAATCGTAACAGAATATAAGTCTAGAATAATCTTCTAAAGTAATCTTTTGTCCATCTAAACCCAACACAAAATCATCTTTGCCAAACACTCCATACACATCAAGAATTGTATTGTAGGTTGGCTCAAGCGGAGTCTTTATCAATTCCGCTTCACGGGCTTTGGCACGAGTGTCTATGTATCGTGTCACTGGTCTAATCAGAATACTCGTTAGTTTGACAAACGTCTTGCCAAGAAACACAATTGGTAGGACAAGCAATGAGACCCATGTCATCCAAAAGAATGGACAGTATCCCATGTAATAGTTAGGTGCGTCAATTCCAAACGTATACATTTGGACGCGACACATCCAATGCTCGCGATTCAGTTTCTTTTCCTTCTTTCGGATGTCTTCAGTGTTGTTCATTAGCGTATGTGTGTGATAGGATTGTTTGTGCAGCTTTGTTTTCAAGTTCCTCAAGCTTCAGTTTGAGGCGCAGGTTCTCTTCACGTAGTAGCTCGATTTGTTGTTCGTGGTTGTCAGTATAACCAAGTACGCTGTTTGCAATTTCTTTTGAGTGTTTTGTTCCTGCAGCAATTCTTTCAAGAGCGTTAAAATACTTTACATGCTCTGTCACAAGATCTTTGACACGGCCAGGAATAGACTCAGGAGTATGAGCTGGTAGGTAACCAACTGGTAGAATCGACAAAGTTTCAGCGACGATCTCTGCATTTCGTAACGCAGCATTCATTACGGTTTCAGGTACATTATGCATCGGCGTGTAGCTTGGTTAAGAATTCTTTGACGTCTTCAACGAAAGTACAACTTGCAAATTGAACTCCATAGTAGTCGTTAATCTTCAAGTAACGCTCACTGTCGATTCCAGTGAAACTCATCTTGTTCCAATTGTCACGAGGCGGCAGGTTGTCAATGATAACGTTTCTAGCTGAAGAAACTTGTTGATTTTGTGCAGTTGTAGAACCACCATATGCAGTGCTGCAACGATGTTCATGCAAATCCTCCCGAGAGAAGATATGATCATGCTCAAAATTCCAACCGGCAATCCGATTGATTTCACGTGCATAGTCGCGTGTGGCAGTTGTCAAGATGTAGACATTATCGGCACCAACAAGGTCACGACTAAAAGCAACAAGATCAGAGCTGCATGGGCGAATCTTAGTGTAATAGCTAACACCGTCAAGCTTAAACTCAACTTCCCCATAACCTTCGCCAAAAGGCCGCATCTCAGTGTGAATTAGCGTTTCGTCAATGTCCCAGAATACTCGATCAATCATGTAGTTATTATAATCAAAAAATGTTTAAATGTAAACAAGAAAATTCACGCGCATAGATTTAATCTGTTTACCATCCACTTGTACCAAGAAACGTCAGGTACACATCCTAGCGGAGGAACGGGTAGACGAAATATTTGGTAAGGATGGCCTTCATTACTAAGGAACCGGAAGCCAAATTCATCTTGTAGCTTCTTGAATTCCTCATGAGGCATAAAGAAATGACGACGATAAAGAGTCACTTCGTTTTCTTCAGCGTTAAGCTCGATGTAATAAAGTGCTTCAGAGTCTTCAGGGTATATTGTCATATTACTTTAATTTCCAATAGCACGAAAAAGTAAAGTGGTTGGACTCAAAAATCCACGGAGAGTCTTTACATTTTAAGCGAATCCAATCTTTCTTTAGGTCGCAGCTTTCTAACGTAGCTACAGTTTCATCTTCATTGTAAACGTATTCAGCTCCTAGAATAACAGGATACTCAGTTAGTAATGTCATCGGTATATGTTTAACGGTGTTTTATGGATGCTTCCAATGATACGAAGCTTAGAGAAATCAAGTGCATCTTCGTGGTTCACGCGCCCAACAACATGAACTTCGTCGGACTTAGAGAATGCTTTGTATATGTATGGCTTACGGTAACTACCGCAATATAGACCAACCTCATAAATGAAATACATGTCATGTACTTTATGAAATTGTTCAGCTGGGTCAGCTAGGTAATCGCCGTCATAAATTGGATTACGATCAATGTCAAATAGTCCACTAAAGAGCTGAACAGCATATTCATGAAAGGCTGGTCCATATGATTTTCCGTGGTCATTATGCCAATCGTAAGATAGTGCATATCCTTCACATCGCAATGCATAGTCAGATGGATCATCATAACGACGCAGAGCTTTGTTCCAAATCTTAAATAGCGAAGCAGAGGGTGTTGTCATCTTAGTATGATCCTCGTCCGGGTGAGTTACCATCCGCGTCTGGACACTTGAACGTATAGTACTTTGGATTGTCAGATAAGATCCAAATTTCAAAAATGTCACCAGCATAACCAGATTGGATTTCCTTCATAAAGTCTGCTTTGTCCGAATATATGTTTGTATCTGGGCATGATGAACCGCAATAAAACCAATGCTTAACCACAAGCTCATCTGTAAAGAATTCGAAGTCAGCTGCAACTTCATTATCCTTTAAGAAACTTTCCCAAAACGTAGGGCATGATTGGTCAGCGCTCCATTCTCTACGAATAAAAGATTCTGGTGTTTCAGCGAAGCGAGATGGGAAAGTTAGGATAGGAACGATGTCTTTCATGTGCGTAGGAGTTCAGGGTTCTCAAAGATATTTCCAACAACAATCGCTCGTTCATAAACACAATGATTAAACGGCTGAATATTCCAGTCAGGATCGTATCCCAATGCTCCATGAGCATTGATAGCCCATTGATACTTGTCCCACTCAATAGAATAGGAGATAGGTGATCCTTCTAGTTGGATAATATCACCTTCACAGATTTTCTTACCGTTCTTATCTTTCAGACCAGTGAATTGTTGAATGATATATTCTTTACCTCCACTACCATTTTGGAGATTATGAAAATGACCATCGAGACTTAAAGCATAATGACCTTGATATCCTACATCTGGACAAATCATACGTTGGTCTAATTTGTCCCACACTCTAAATTTTGGATTTCTCATCAGTTTACCTTAATTGTTTGCTTTGTCAACTCTTCAATAATTTTTAATCAACATGTGTGTGTGTGTTTTACATACCACAACTACGTTCTGAGGTTCCTTGCCGAATACCTTTACAAAATTCACTGAATGCAATTCGACGTGAACGACCTGGAGGTAGTTGAGACGCAAACTTCTTCATGTTGTCATAGATGACCTGGCCGCGGATAGAAAATGGTGTTAGGTTATTATTCATAATCTTCGTCGTTATCGTTTACTCCACAGTGTTTACAACTATCCCAAAGCAGATCGGTTCCAGGGGATGTGAAGTCACCGCACTTAAGGTAATGACAAAAGCCATTGCTTTGAGTTGGCAGGTTAGACATTAAATGTGTGTGATTATGTGATAAACTGTCCAGCCTATTATGCTCATTATCCCCCCTCCGAATACAAGAACAAATAAAACAGCAGCAAGAATGGTTAATCTATTTTCTGTCTTTTCTGAAAAATTAGGACCACCGTACATAATTAAAAAAGGTTAACATATAGTTGAGCAAGAAAAGCAATAGCGTTTAGTATAATAGCAATCCACAATTTAAACATCAGCCCATATCTGCCATAAAATTAAAAATATATTCATATTATTCAAGAATCAAATCTTCTTCACGGGTTTCATTAATACCACAGCACTTACACTGATCCCATAGTAGTCCAACACTACCCATTTGCCAGTCTCCTTGTTTTCGGTAGTGACAGTATCCATTGTTTTGTTTTGGGAACTCAAGCATTTTATCCCAAAAGGGACAATGTGGTCTTGCTACAAACCCATCTTCCAAAATGTTCACAGCATAGCAGTATTCTCCTTCGGGAATCAATTTCATACACTGTTCTACAGTGAGTTCAGCTTGATTCAATTTTGGAGCATCTTTATGATCACACATTTCAGACAATTCGCTGATGTCTTCAAAGATTGTATCCTCTTTTACTCCAATGTCAAGGAGTTCTTGCTTAGAAGCATAGGTGTAGTAAATGTCAGTCATTCGAGTATATTATAAATACTTATACACAAATGTAAACAAGAAAGCATCAAACTATCCCAAGTAGTTTCTTAATGTTTTCTCGACCCCATTCATTTGCGCTATGAACATAGCAGCGTGGAAGTGGGACATCTTTTTCACGGCATGCATCAATCAAGTATTGCGCGCATGCCAGTCCAGTCTTATACTTCAAGTTGCCGTATTCAACAACTCCGCAAACTGACGTTACATCATAGTAATGTCGCATATGTTCAAAATGAAGATCATGGTCAAACGAGACAACTGTTGGAATACCACCATTACGAATCATAGATGTAAATTCATCATAGTCGCGGACAATTACCCAGTTGTGAATGTTGCTTGCTTGACATAGATCTACCTTTTGATCATATAGGTATCCATCTTTAGGCATGCGGACATCATCGAGAAATAAATTGTAACTCATATGTTGTAAATTGTTCGGCTTACGGAATCTCCACATGTTTCACATGACGTGTCGTCTGTCTCATAGTCATCATATTGAAAAAGACCAATCAATGCGTTAAGATCAATCTCGCCGTCTGTGATACCTTCCTTAACTTTAATTAGAAGATAGTCAACCAATTCGTTTTCTTCTTCGTCCGTCAATCGTGTTGGTTCATAGCTCCCGCCAACAGTCTTTCCATTCACGTCAGTGTAGAAAGCAGTACAGCCTTCGCTGATGATGATGTTATACTTTGGAGTCATTCTTTTTGATTAGGTTAGTGCAAACGGTAGCATGATTAAAGCGAATCTTAAAATCATTGAAAGAAATTTTCGACTCAAGAGTAATCCCATCGCCGTTGCGCCAACCGTCTGCATCTATGATTTGTGCTCCGCGGTAATCGGGATGAAAATCAATCCATTCCTGTGCTGTTTTTTTAGCAAAGATCAAATCATAATTGAATCGTCCATTGGTTGTATAAATTCCGCTTTTGATCACGTCACCGGTAATGTCATTTGTCGCCGCCATCGTTTTCTTTGATTAAATTGCCAACAGTGACATATCTTTCATCGCTATCATTTAATGCTAATGCATAGTTCAAACGTCGAATTGTATCGGCGTCACATGTAAATTGTTTGCCTCTAAATTCATAGAGACCTTCATCTTTGTTGTTTGTAGTGTGGATCATGTTTGTTCCTATATTCTTTAATTATTGCTGTTATATCATTTAGCGCTTTAGCTAAATCCGTTTCATCATATAATGAAAGTTTGTTGCTTGCAAGCTGATCAATTAAATCAATAATATGCTCTTGAGCCGTAGGCGCATTCATCCTACGATCAATCATCCTTTCCAGTGCATCACGTTTCGAGGCTTGAAACAATTCTTCACGTTCATGTAGCTGATCATCACTAAGAATTGTTGGTTTGGTATAATCGGAAACCGTTATCCAAACAGGAATACCGTTGCGATACACCGCATTATATTCAATCCACCCAGAGACGTACCTATCAGTTCCATCACTGTCACAGTGTGCCAAATCGGTGTAAAATGTGATGACGTTATTGATATCCTGGTCCTCATACCACGTTTCCTTTACGACATATGATCCAAGAGATGAAAGACTGCTAAAGAAGTCAGCGTTTTCATCGGCAGGTTCACCTGGAACCCATTCACCTGAAGTTCGTTTGAGCTTCAGCGCCTGGCCGCGCTCTTGGATGTATACACACATCGCTTGCATTGATGTGTCTTTTGTCTGAAAAGTAAAGCGGTCATCTTCTCCTACTTTCAGTTCGCTTGGAACCGTCGGTAGGAGAGACACCTCAATCTGAAAGTAATCGAACATTCCCACGGTTTTAATTATTTAACATTCCTCGCCATACTCGTCAAAGTGCATATCAGGACCTCCCATGCCACCATGCCAAATTGAAGACCCATCTTTGAAGCGTGTAATGCGTTCTTTTGATCCAGTTGAAGGTGAGCGTTCGATACGCGTAGTGTAGTCGCTTTCATGTAGCTCCTCACGTGGAGTGTTGCACATTCGTCGTTGGTTACTTGGATACATAATTATAGTCTTTCTTACGGCAAGCCTTGCGCTTCATTTCCTTCTTACGGTCTTTGAAAGAAAACGTAGGAGATGGCATGCGATGACGGGTAAGGTTTCGCATCTCAAGGGAATTTTGTGCAAGGCGTTTCATATCAATTTTGAACCTCAATGTTAGGAACGATTGTTTTTGGACGGAAGAACTTTATAATGAGGGTGATGGCGGCAATCACAAGAGTGATAAGAAGTTCGATGGCGGCAATCACAAGAGTGATAAGAAGTTCGATGGCGGCAATCACAAGCGTGATAAGAAGTTCGATGAAGGTGAATCCTTTGGTTTTCATAATGTAGTGTGTATTTTAGATTTCGATGTTGTCGACCGCGGCATGAAGTTCAGCACGCAGCTCGCTGATGATTGCCGCTCGTATTGATTAGTGAGTAAGAAGATAATGTGCAACCGCAGCTCCAATGAAAGCGCACTGCGCTTTCATTAGCCAAGGGACGGTGTAATTCCGAGGAGCAATCATTCTAAGAAACTCCGGAAAAAGATAGCCGATAAAGGAAGCAGCAATAATGTAAATGGACATAATGTATTGAGTGAATGATTGAGGATTGAGGATTAGCTGAGGATCACGCTGGCCTTTTCGAGGCGTTCAAATTCTTCAGCAATGATTGTGTCATGTTCGGCAGTGGTGCCGGTCGACTCCTTGACGGAGACAGATTTTACGAACTCGCGCTCAGCGGCGTGGCGTTTGGCGATTTCGGCGATCAGATTCTTGCGGGCGATTTTAGCAGCTTCAGTCATATATTGTAGTGGTTTCCTTACAAGATCATTATAAACGGAAACCTACCCGATGTAAATATCTTTTTTCACAAATTTTCACTTTTTTTCGTCAAAAATCGTCAAAACACTGATTTTCAATAAGTTACATATTTCCGACCGCAAATTCGATGGCTCGGAGACTTTCGGTCTCAAGATTGCGGTTTTTGTACCATCCGCCGCTTTCCGTGTCAATTTCACGGCATAGGTTCGCTATTTCGGATGGAGTGATCGGATATCCGCAACGAACAGCCTTTCCTGCAATACTGACCATGATTGAGTACATTTGACGATACCAACCCGTTCCTTGTAGAGCAAAGTATTTTGACACCATGTCCTTATTTACGAATGGGCAATCGCGATAGCCGCTCCACTTATAGTTACGATTATTTAGACTTTCCTTGCGATACTCGATGATACGTTCACGCATTGCTTCAGGTAGCGACTCCATAAATGTCGATCTCGCCTCACGAACAAAGGCATGCTTGCTCATAAGTTCAGACGGATCAATGAATGTGCCATGATTACTCTCGATGAAATGAAAGCTGTCAGGATAATCAGCTGGAACATAATACATTCGACTAAGATCCTTTGTCTGAGGATCGCCTAAGCTATTGAACTCCTTGTTCAACGCATACCAAAGGTGGCGAATCTCGTCTGCATTTACTGTTCGCGTTAACGGTAAGACGACACGGAACTTCGGCTTTACAATTGTGCTGCTTGCAGACGAATACCGAACATGCTTATAAGGCATAAAGATATTGCATGCTTCCTGCCAATCACCTTCATAGTCATCAACATCAAGCGCAGCCCAACCACCCCAAGCCTTTACATTATCATTCTTACGAGTTGTATTAGCCTCAAAGATTGCTGGAGAGATGAGCGGAGAACCTAGTCGCCGCTCATCTTTCTTTGGCTTGTAACCCGGTTGTGCACTAAGCTTGTATAGCAGCTTTTCAAACTCCTCCCATGAACCAAAGTCCATACGACGGTGAGTCTTGTTGTCAAAGATACTTTTAAAGATAGTGAACGAATAAGTCATGATTGTTCTTCAAACATTTTTCCGATTAGACCGTGATTACCTTCATGACACGGTGGAATCCAATCTGGTCCCTTTACCAAGTCGGGTAAGCCATAAGGATTTTCTCTGCCTTCCTTAACGCCAACTCGCTTGTTCATATTTGCGAGTAGCACCTCGTTCCAAGCGCGATCAAAATCTACGCCATACAAGTCAAGAGTGCCAACCGCGACAACAACCAAGTCGATCAGGCTATCAACGATTTCCTCAGAGTTACCTGCAGCGATTGCATCACGACCTTCATTCAGTTCTTCTTGTAGGAAATTGAATCTGAAGTCCAGGAATGACTTTAGCTTCTCGTTATCTAATCCAAGCACTGCTTCGTCTGCTTCGTAGTAAGCGTGCATTTTAGCCATGTCAGCTGCAACCGACACCCGTTTGTCCATTGTGTATGTTATTTCCATAGTGTTATGTTATGTATTAAGCGAAAAAGTCCTCAAGGCTAGCGCGTGGTTCAGCACTCCATTGAATTGCATGAAGAATCAATTCAAGAGGTTCAAGGAATGCCTTGTTAAACTGATGATCATAGTCGATGTAGCGATGCAATCCAAATTCAGACGGTAACTTATCAGTGAAAGCAATTACGTTTTCTCCTGTTGGATTTGGCAAAGACAACGAAATGTATTTTATCTTATCTCCACTTTGAATAGGCTGATACTTGTCTTCTAAGCCCAAAGAATTAATCATATGATTATGCATCAGCGAAGCACGGACATGCATCGGAGTACCTTTTGAATATATGCTAGTCTTATCACGCCATTTCATTATGTCCGATACACCACGAGGAGTCGCGATAGCTTCAGGCGACATTTTACAAAATGCTTCTCTGAATTGCTTGATAGCCTTTTGAGTTTTACCTTCATCGCCGCTGATGATTACCTTAAACATTTCTCGGAATGCTTCGCGACAAACCTTTGGAGTACTGCTTTTGATAGCTTCAATACCCATGATCTTAATCTTAGGCTCAGCATATTGAACGCCTTCGCTGTTGTGAACATTTAGAATGTATCGCTTCTTAGCCATCCAAATACCTTTGTCCGCGATGACTTCGCGTTTCATACCCATTGTGTTTTTGTAGCCATTCACGGTGGTATGCAGTTCAGCATATGCGTTTGTCAGTATGTTCTCAATGCCACGTGATCCGCCAAATTCAGACAGGAATGTAATTGGATCGGCGGGCTTAAACTTATTGATGACGTCCGATACGTCAACATATACACCGTCGGTATCAATAGCAACCAAACGATCCTTTTTGACGCCTGTCACTTTGTCAAGATACTTGTTAATTGCTTCTTCGGCCCAACGCACTGTCAGCTGACCGCTAAGTGTAATACCTTCGGCAATTGCGATATCAAAGTAACGGAAAAAGGAATTTCCGATTGCACCGTAACACGAGTTCATCAAAATCTTGATACACATTTGCTCGGTGTCAAGACGGGCAATATCCTTTTCGACTGACTCGAGTTTAGGATCAGTCTTTGATAGCTTTTCCTTTTCTTGTTTCTTACCAAGCATTTCCTTCTTGATGCCAACACGACGGTTATAGAGTTCTTCAATAATCTCTGGAAGGAAACCCTGCTTGTCACGACGGAATGCAGCGCCGTTTGCAGCAATCGCAAGATTTGGCTCAGGACTGATTGAACCCTTTTCACGCAAGATGCGATCAGGATCAATACCTGGAACTTGCATATGACGCACAAGAGTTTCAGGCGACATGTTGTATTGAATGATGAGGTTAGGATACAAGCTGTTAAGGTCGAAGCTCATAATCCAATCATACACGCCTGGAGTTACTTCCTTAACATAACCACCTGGGTAACTTGTCTTGGCGCTTGGGCGGCTTGGCGGAACTGCAATCTTTTTCTTAGCAAGATGGCGGAAGATGATACTATCCCAGATAGCAACCGTTCCAAGAGTGTCAGTGTAGTTGACACCTCCAAAGTAAGCAAGAGTAAAGACAAGATTGATTAGTCCGAGCTTTTCCTCGAAGCGTTCAATCAGTTCAACGTCCTTGATACAGTAGTCCGTAAACTTTTGGTGATCGGTTTCATATAGCTTGGTCAGTGAACCAACGTCGGTGTAATCCAACTTATGTTCATTCAGCACAACCTCAGCAATGTTGTCGAGCTTATATGATTCTTGAGCACCGTAAGTATTCACAGTGAACTTCTTGAAGAGGTCAAGATAATCCAGCTGCTGAACGCCCATGATTTCATACAGAGCATTTTCCTTACCTTTAATCACAATGTTCTTTTGCTCAACCTTGCCCCACGGAGACAGCTTCATAGCATAGTCAGACCCATGGACGCGAGAGATGCGGTTCACAAGATACGGAACGTCAAACAGACGAACGTTCCATCCAGTGATTACATCTGGAGTGTTAACAGGATCAAACCACCAATCAACAAAATCCTGTAGCATTTCGGCTTCAGACTCAAACTCGCGGTATTCCTTTGCGATGTGAGGAATGCTACTTGCGCCTACATCATATTCCTTAAGACCCCAAATGATGTAATGACCAAGTCGAGAACTCTTAAGCGCAATTGTAGTGACTGGATGCTTCGCTTCGCCTGGATGTGGGAATCCACCAGGAGCGCCATTAACACCAGTTGGACATTCAATATCCAAGTATGCAATGTCAATCAGGCGGCGATCATAATCAATCTTGTTTGGAAACTCAGCCTGAATGAAAGCAGGAATATGACGGTCATTGCCGTAAATCTTAAACTCGCGAATGCCTTCATACGTCTTAGAGAATTCTCGAGCTGCACTCATGCTATCAAAGCGCATCGGCTCAAGTGCCTTCCCGTCAAGCGAACGCCACGTTGCTTTACTTGGATTCTTGCTTTCGAGATAAAAGACTGGTCTGAATTTGTAAGACTGATATACTTTGGAACCGTTTTCGTCATAGCCTCGGTACTTTAGGCTATTCTGGAATCTATCAACACACGTGTAAAATCCATTAATCATGTACTTATTATAATCAAAAATGGGAGGCTTGTAAATAACAAACCTCCCATTGGCATATTTTCTAAGAACCTATCTTTTAGCCAATCTTAACCTTACGTGGTTGCTTTTCTTCAGGCACATTGCGCTTCAATGAAACGCTAAGAATACCGTCTTGCAACGTAGCATCCGTAACTTCAACATATTCAGCCAAAGTAAATTGGCGAGTGAAGCTGCGTGTACTAATTCCTTTGTAGGTATATTCACGTTCATCCTTTTGTGCTTCACCAGTGATCTTTAGCAGACGGTCTTGAGTTTCAATCGAGATTTGATCACGAGAGAAACCAGCAACTGCTAATTCGATTCCGTATGAATCCTCTCCGTCTTTGATGACGTTATGAGGTGGATATGTCGTGTTACCTTTGATCGCGTTTTCGACTTCAGTAAAGAAGCGATCAATTCCAATCGCCAATGGGGCGTAGTAGTTTAGTTTATTCATTGTCATTAACTCCTTATTAAGCAAGTTTAGTTTGTTGTTTTCATCAACCTCAAACGAGCATTGATGTTTGCAGACACCGTGTCTGCAAAATTATTTATACACGATGTGTCCGTCAACGCATCGAAAATGCGTGTTACATTGTGTATGTCCAAAGTGATCATATGATGTACTATGGATTCTGTCTGCAGCACAACTGCAGAGCAGCAAAGCAAATGTTAGCATAACGAATAATTTCTTCATTTTATTTTTTCTTTGTAAAGTCTTGAAAGGAAAGTAGTTTACGGCTTGAGATGATTTCAAAGTATACCTTTGTACCATCTTTACTGTTTAAGTTTGGATAGTCAAAAGATACACTTGAGTAAATTGGGCGATAGTGTAAAGTGCATTCCGATGGAACCAAGAGCAGCTGTCCAGTTGTAACCATGTCGCCTTTCTTTGGATTGCCGAGACGAACTGGATTAAGGAATAAGTCCTTGTTAGGCTTTACACTCATGCATTCCAATACACCATGCGGATCAATAACAGATGTCTTATCAAATGCAGTCTCAACAGCGGACCAGCGAGATTCACTACTTGTGCGATTTCTTTGCGTTGCCGCATCAGATGAATCTTTTGAATAACCTAGCTGTGGAATATCAATACCGTGATTAGTACGCACTGAATGGTCATCATCTTTCGAGATTTCCTTTAGCACATAGACATACTTACGTGGAGTTTCTTTAGAGTCCTTATCCTTCCTGATGTTAAAGCCACCTTCAAGTAAATAACAAGTGTCCTTGTTGAAGATGTAAGTTGCGCCTGCAAGTTTATCGTCAATCAAACTCTGTGCTGCTTTCTTTGGATCTTTCAGCAATAGAGCACGACGGATAGCAAGACCATCAGGTGATACTATTGGATTGCGTTCGCCTGGCTTTAGGCCCGATGACGCAACTTTACCGCCTTCCTTTTCATCATCCTTTACTGTGAGAGATGCACTAAGAATACCCAGTCCATGTTCGTTGATGCCTTCGGTCCATCGCGTGGTCTGATCATCAATGTACATTCGCTGTACACCGCCACGATCAGATCGGACAACGTCGATTCCAACTATATAATTGCGGTCACGATTCTTCGCACCGACCCAACCATACTTATCTAGATATTTAACTGCGACAACACACATAGGAGTTATTGCTATTTATCGTTTAGCTCTTTTTCACGTTTCCTATAGCATATTTCGAAATCAATGTCCAATCTGCCTTGTCACGATGTGAGATGATTTTGATCATCTTAAGATTAGTCGTGTCAGTAGATTCGATCTTTTTAACGATTGTAAGCAATCCCCAGTCGGATAATAGGATAGCAATTGTGTTACGACGATTACGATCATCGGCAGTAAACGTACTAGGCTTCCCATCCAACATAAACAACTCCTTAAAGTGCACAATGAAGTATCGCCCTTGCTTATGTAAGATGTGACAGCTTTGATACAGCGTATTGTAATCCTTCTTAGATGAAACTCCGATTCGCGTTAAGGTTTCTTTGATCTTTAGAAAGTCATCAGGTGCGTTAAGTTGAACTTCTAACATTTCACTTGGCGACCATTCAATATTTTCTTGAGTATCTATATTCATAGCGATACTCTTATTTATTACTTCTTTCGATTTCTTTTTCGCGACTCCTTTGCAATCTTAGCCTTCGCTTTAGCTTTAACAAAACGCTTTGGAGAAAGGTTCTTCATGCTACGGTTACGAGGATTTGGTGAATTCTTTGGAGAGTCACGCCATGCAACTGGAATGTCATCATATTGCGAGAATTGAAGAAATAGAGGAACGTCCGTTGCAGAAGGATCAAACCATTCCGGCATCGTTGATCCTCTACGATAAAAGACGTTACGATAGTCAAGATTTTCCGCCGCGGTCATATTGTTTTCGGAGTTTAGATAGTTCTTCTTCAGGGTAAAATACAATAACTTCACGCGCTCGATCGGAATTGTATCCATAGTGTTTCATTAACAGTTGTACATCGGATGTATCATCTGCGCGTTTACTCCACTTACTAAAACGTTTACGAGGACGAATGCCATGTCGGTAAAAGTCATACTGCATTTTGGCAGGTAATGATGCATAACGATTCATTTCGTTTGCAAACATTACAGTATCATTGAAGTATGACAAGCCACGATTGACCATGAATGGTACATAAGCACGATCAGGACTGTCAGGTGTTGCACCTTCGCCACTTTCGGCATAGCAGCCTTCCATCAAGTTCGTAGACGATTGCCCGGCATTGATAGAGTTGAGGAAGTCGAAGGGACCTAATGTTTTAGGTTTGTCGTTTTTCGGCGCCGTTGGTTCTTTGGGAGCGGTTATTTTTTTCGTAGCAGCCATAATTTTTAGCGCCACTCAGCGTTCCCCATAAGTTCGGTCATACAAGCAACCATGTTTAGTTCTTTGTCACTCATAAAACCAGCTTTGTAACTATAGTCCGCAAGGATCAACACAATACCTGGAATGCTCGAAGGAACAGCATAGTCATACAGCCCGTCATAAATCTTACGGAAGATTACCGAACTATCAAGAGTGCTGTTATTGACAATCCAAGAACGCATATTCTTGAAGTCCTTGCTCTTCAGATAGCTTACAAGTTCGGCTATACTTTGATCGCTCGCACCAACGAGAATAGCCGAAGGGAGTTCACCTGTGCCGCTATAACGTTGACACTCATTAAGAACACGACGCCAATCGGGCGCATACCGAATGATCAGTTCTGCAACCGTCTTATCGTCATACTTAATTCCTTCTGTCTTGAGAATAAAAGTAAGCCGCTTCATGAATTCGCCAGCCAAGCTTGCAAGTTGCTTCTTAGTAGTATTAAATTCAATCACGCTGCATCGTGAATGAAGCGGCTCAATGATTCGATTCTTAAAGTTACATGTAAGAATAAATCTGCAGTTATTACTGAACTCCTCGATAAAGCCGCGCAAAGCTACCTGTGTACTGTTTGCCTGTAGATAGTCGGCCTCGTCAAGAATGACAACCTTGTATCCACCTCGCAACGAGACTGTACTCGCAAATTGTTTAATCTTGTTGCGAAGTACATCAATACCACTTTCTTCAGACCCGTTGATAAGAATGTAATCGAGGTCAAGCATATTACACAACGCCTTAGCAACTGTGGTTTTACCAAGACCCGCGGACCCAGCGAACATCAGGTTTGGTAGCTGACCACCTTTCACTAATGCATTAAGAGTCTTCTTAAGATCTGCTGGAAGAATGCATTCGTCTACACTCTGAGGTCTATATTTTTCGGTCCAAAGCCATTCAGTATTACTCATGCTATTATTTTATCGGGAAGTGATGACGGTGTAAAGGGATTTAATTGCTGCATTTTCAGCTTCAACTGCGCTTGCGTTCTTCTTGTGATAAAGTCGAGCAACCTTACGAATCATTGGCTTTGGGATGTCCAATGCGTCATGTGCAGCAATAATGATTTCCTTTACTTGATCGCGCGCATCATCCATGATACGAAACTGCTCGCAAATCTCACGAACAGCGTCAAGCATTTCTTGTTTGGTCTTTGGGTCATCAATGTCAATGTTACTCATAACTAGTGTGCGTATGTTTTACTTATAGAGATTTTACAAATTCAAATTCAAGCTGATTTGGGTCAGTGTGATATTGCATAGGAATTACCTTAGAGAGACGCGACATGATGCCATTTGCAATGCGCGCGCCATTCTCTGAAAGCTTTTTCATGCGCACCATGACATACAGCAGGTCCCCAATTTCAAGGGCGTCGTCAATGTCAATTGGTACTTTCATGTGATTAACCGTTAAAGGTTGAACTCTTTTCGAGAGCAATGTAATAGTTTACAGACGCAGATACATGCTTCCAATGCGAGATCAACTTAGAGCTGATCTTGACCTCATAGTCACCTGGGATAACCTTGAGGTTAGAGATAAGGAACTGCAGATCAAACGAACCAGTCTGATCGTTGCTTTCATCAATGACAACCGAGAAAGTGTTTGCAGCGCTGTTCTTTGGATCAACAACCGAAAGAGTAACCGTTCCGTTCTTACCTTGGATGGAAACAATGCTATGACCAAGAACACCCGCGGCCTTACGAATTTGAGTAAGAATATCACCAGTGATTGTCACAGTGAGATCGGTGCTTGGCATATTGATCTTATTCTTCGGAGAAGTTAAGACGCTTGGATCAGCAAAGCGATATGATGCACGTGAACGGCCAGATGTAAACTGAACAGAGCTGTCACCAAACGTAAGATCAGGATCAGCCATCAAGTTAAACATACTGATGAATTCATTAAGATCATAAATGCCAAAATCCGTAGTGAATGACTCGGGAATTTCGGCAGTTGCCATAATGTTCTTTGCTTCGGAGATTGTGCCCAAAGGTTCTCCGCTCTTAACAACCAGGTTGGGATTGATTGAGGCGAAGTTCTTGAGGACATCAAGTGTGGATGTAGATAGTTTCATATTAGAGTTATATTAACAGGACAGTGTCCAAATGTAAATTAGATTTTTTGGTTTTGTGTTGCTTGCAGTTCAATCAAAAACAACACGCAAGCAGCAGCATGTGCAGCGTGATGTAGTCCGCTCTCAGGATCATACGTTTCTCCTTTACGAAGAGCCCATAGGTGGCGCTGTGCGGCCGCAAAGTAACGGTTCTCTCCGTCCTCAAGCAGTCGTCAATTCTCACGAGAATACTTAACCTTTCCCATAGTCAATACCTTCACCAACTCATCAAGAGCATGTGGAGGAAGTAGACTATAGTCGGGTTTCTCAGAATCAAATTTAATCCCAACTGTAGGTGTTTCGGTTTTTTATGCATGCATTAAATGTAAAAACGGCAGGAGCGCCTGACCAAAGAACGCTCCTGCCGCATGTACCACCAAAAATGATTAGCCGTTACGACGGTGAGTACCGAGGCGGAAACGACGAGTAACGTTGCCACGACGATCCTTACGATC